AAAGTATATTGATATCATGCACAGGTTTGGCAGAGACAAGTTCTATCTGCCATGTGATGGATATGCAGAAGAAGGTAATAGCTCATTCTGTTTTCCATTTATCGCAAAAGACAAGTACACAAGAGATCAGTTGATTAGAAGGTTTAAGGTTAATTTTATCGAATATCGCCCAATTGTGGGTGGCAATCTGTTGCGTCAGCCATATCTTGCTGAGTACAATACAGTGAAGTGCCCTTACGCCGATATTCTTCATGAAAACGGCGTCTATATAGGCAATAACCAATTCGTCGGTGACAAAGAACTGACCTTACTTGAAGATATCATTAGGAGTTTATAATGCTTGCAGCCATACTTGATTCCGTCATTCATGAACAGGTGAACCAATCCCTCAATACCCGTGACAAGAGTTACGTTGAACCTCCAGATTATGCCGCATCGGACAATCTGGGTGAGGTTCTAGAGAAGCTGGCCATTCTCCATATCCGCACTTGGCATCTAGAAGATGCTATGCAGGAAGCCAAGTCTGATGAAGAATTGGCTGACCTGAAGCGCAAGGTTGATATCTGTTTCAAAGTCAAGAGACCAAAGCTGGTTGCAGCATTGAATGCCATCATTGACGATGCTATTGTCAAGAACAAATCTCTACGTGAAGATTCGGTCAAGCTGTATAAGGGTATTCAATGACAAAGGTTTGCTTCTTCAACTTCTACCATAATGGCGACCTGTTTCATAGCAAGCCATTTGTTCGTGAAGTGGTCAAGACCTTAGGTAAAGAGAAGGTTATGTATGCTCATTTTAAGGATCACACTTGCATTCAAGATTTAGATGTTCAGTGTGTTCGTCTTGAAGGTATCGATCATAAGGTTAAAGTGTTTAGGCCAAAAGATCCAGACATTCTTTTCCTTAATACTTGGATTGGATCTTATTTCGACAAGTATACGGGCGAATGCACTCTCAACTTCAACATGAAGATGTGGGCCGATATCTATGAAGAAATCAATACAGCTTTCAATAAGAAGCTCAAGCTCGGTCCAGTAGAGAACTATCTACCATATGTGGACTATTCCAAATATGATTTAAGAAATGTCAATACATATCTTGATAGAGATTCCAAAAAGAAGGTCTTGTTCTGTAATGGCCCAGCCATGTCTGGTCAATGCGAGTACAATGAAGATATGGGCGAGATTATAAGTCCTCTAGCTATGGCCAATCCTCACATCACGTTTATCACAACAAAGATGACCAAGATTGGAATGTCTAACATCATTGATACAAGCGAGATTATTCAGTCTGATAGATGTGACCTAAATGAAATATCGTATCTCTCTAAGTATTGTAATCTCATCATTGGTAGAAACTCTGGACCATTCTGCTTTGCATCTACTGGCGAGAACCTGAATGATCCTACAAAGACATTCTATGCATTTGGTCACCAAGAGAGTGATTGTTTCACTATGGGTATACCAAAGAAGTGTAACTACATATTCGAGAAGTATGTCAACCCTGACCAGCTATACAACGGAATCAAACAACTAGTAGAGAAAGTATGACCAACTCAATCTGCACAAAGGTATGTGAATATGACAGTGAAGGACCATATAGAAGCGACGAAGAAAAGACTTGCCGAGGCTGCGGCCGCACGGCGCCAGAAATCACAGAATGGCTCCACGCGACCAGAGAACGTAAAATCGAAATCGCCAAGACCGCAAGGGCGCGTACAAAAGCCAAGCGTGAGGCCAACAGGCAGAGGTAAATGAAGGGTTTCATAGAATATAAAAATCTGACTGCAATGCAGCATGAGAATTTCTATTCAGTATTTGAAACTTTCATCTCTCGCGTTAGACCTCAAAGAATATTAGAAATAGGAACTGCCGGCGGCGGACTAACCGTAGCTATGCGTGATATCACACGTAGCTTTGGTCTAGACATTCCAATTCGAACATACGATATACATTATCGTGATTGCCATGAAAAGCTTCTTGAACTTGGTATAGATGCTCGTATTGAAAACATCTTCACTGATGACTGTACACTTAAGACCGATAGCGATGTAATCAGCTACATTCAAAGCCCCGGCACCACACTCGTTCTTTGTGATGGCGGCTTCAAGATATCAGAATTCAACTCCATCTCGTACTATCTAAAGTCTGGTGACTATATCATGGCTCATGACTATTCTGAGTCGCATGAGTATTTCAGCCAAGTAGTAAACGAGAAGATTTGGAATTGGTGTGAGATAACTGAAGTTGATATTGCTCAAGCTTCAGAAGATAATGGCCTTGAGCGTTACATGAGCAAAGAGTTCCAGTCTGTCGTTTGGGTATGTAAGCGCAAGACCAAAGAGCCTTCGAAGTTCTTGGAGAAGCGTGTTAAAGCTCCTATTCCAATAGAAAGACCAATGCTGCCTGGCTCCAAGATGCCAAACTTTACTCTGGTCACAGGTCTGTGGAACATCAAGAGAGATACATTGAAAGACTTCGGTCGTTCTTTCGACCACTATCTTGAGAACTTCAGTAAGCTACTCACACTAGAATTCAATATGTGTGTATATGTGCCGAAAGAGCTTGTTTCATTTGTAGAACAACGTAGACCTTCGACCAACACAGTAATTATTCCTTATGACCTAGAAGACTTCAAAACCAACTTTGATTTCTTCGAAGATGTGCAGAAGATTCGAACTAACGAGGCATGGTATAAGAGAGTAGATTGGTTGGAGAATTCTCCGCAAGCCAAACTCGAATTCTATAATCCAATCGTTATGTCGAAGTTCTTTTTCGTTCATGATTGCTCTGCTAGAAATCCATTTAACACCGACTACTTCTTTTGGATTGATGGCGGCCTAACAAACACCGTTGATCTGAGTATGCTTAAGAATCTAGCATCGATTGATGGCTATATGAAGACGATAAAGAACAAGCTTCTGTTCCTATCTTTCCCGTATGAGAGCGACTTGGAAGTCCATGGCTTTGAAGCTAAGAAGTTTGCGGAGTATTGTGGTGTAGAGAAGACTCAATATGTTTGCCGTGGCGGTTTCTTTGGTGGTCATAAAGATAGACTGAAGACCTTCAATGGTCGATACTATGATGTGGCCGCTGAGACTTTGCGATCAGGATACATGGGCACGGAAGAGAACTTTCATACACTTCTGACCTACCAATATCAAGATGAAACGCACCGATACGAATTAGCTGATAATGGTTTGGTGTATCCTTTCTTTGAGATGCTATCAAGCGTAAAGAACTATAGCGTCCCTAATTCTGAATTGATAGTTTGGGACAAGAAAAAGACTGCTGAAGATTTGAAGACTTCACTATATGTGCTGACGTTCAATAGTCCAAAGCAGTTTGAATCACTAATCATATCGTATGCCAAGAATGGCCCTCATTTCTTGACAAAGACTAGAAAAATACTGGTCGACAACTCTACAGATGTATCCACATACGCGGAGTACCAAAGGCTGTGTCGCACCTATAATTTTGAGCATATCAAGAAAGAAGAGAACTTGGGCATATGTGGTGCTAGACAATTTGTGGCCGAGCATTTCAATGAGAGCGATTCGGAATACTACATCTTCTTGGAAGATGATATGACATTGAATGATCCAACAGAAGAGCTTTGTGTCTCAGGATACAAGAGATATGATGATAACCTGTACCTGAAGTCACTTGACATAATGCACAAGAACAGATATGATTATCTCAAGCTTTCGTATTCGGAGTTCTATGGTACAAACGAAACACAGTGGGCATGGTATAACGTACCACAAGATATCCGCGTCAAGTTCTTTCCGAATAACAAAGAGCTTCCTGTCGAAGGTTTGGATCCAGATGCGCCAAAGACCGAAATCTTCCAGAAGAAGCGTTATAAGGGACTGAACTATCTAGAAGGCGAATTCCATTACTGTAACTGGCCGTTATGGTTCTCAAGAGAGGGTAATCGTAAAGTATTCCTTGACACCAAGTGGGCTCATCCATATGAACAGACTTGGATGAGCCATGTATTCCAAATGCAGAAGGCAGGAAAGATCAAGGCCGCTGCATTGGCATTGAGCCCTATTTTCCATCATCGATTCGATTTTTATACTGCTGAAGACCGAAAAGAAAGTTGACATTCCTGCTGGATACTGTATTATATCCAGACTAGTAGAAACACAGAGGAACACAATGTCTACCAAGTACATTTACACTGAAGTTGAAGCAGACCTTGGCGAATGGAATGATGAAGAGTTGATCGAAGAGCTTGAGGCTCGCGGATATCAGGTCGATAAGGAGCCGGAAGTCATCTCTGCTGAATATTACTGGAAGCAAGGCAATCGTAAGGAAGCACTCTTCCTTCTTGAACGCCAGTTTCCTGAGTTTCTTGGTATTTCAAAGCTAATCGAATAAGAGGTACATTATGATTTGGTTTATTGTTTTAACAACCATTATGACTAACGGTGAAGTGTATACCGAAATTCGCCCAGCTACATCGCCTGATGTTAACACTGAAGCCCAGTGTATGGAAGCTGGCAAGATCATCGTAGATCAGAAGCAGCTTGAAGTTGGCACTGTCAACGGCAAGGTTTATTACATCTGCCATTCACTCTCTGGTGAAGAGATCCGCAAGGCAACTGGTAAGGCTGGAAGCAACACCTAATGTCCAACATCAAGGTTGATGAATTCATAGAAAACGAAGATGGCTCGGCCACTATCGTGGTCACTATGAGTTATGAAGAACTTCTTCATTTTGCCCGGAAGGGGCTTCTAGATACTCTGGTAGAAGCCGCTGAAAAGGTAATTGAAGAACATGACGCATGAAGACCTAGAACTAGAAGCACATAAACTCAACAAGACACTTCAACGCATCGATAAGATGGCGATGGAGATGAACAATGACCAAAACGATGGTTGGGTCAAAGAACACTATAGAAACACACTAAAAAACATTCGTGACCATATCAATAAGGTACTAGAGAAGTGAAAGTATACATTAGCGGATATCCCGACAACTGGTGGCGTTGTCGTATCCATGATAATTACATGGACAAGAAGTACGGATATGATTGGAAGGAAAGCACTACCAAGAAAGAGAAGTTTCTGGAAAAGCTTGAGAGTGTTATTCAGTCCGTCTATAACGTAACCATCAACCAGATCGTCAAGTATCGTAAGCGCCGCATTTGGGTTCACATTGATCCTTATGATACTTGGAACATGGACGGAACTCTGGCCCATATCATTCTTCCTATGCTGAAGCAACTTAAGGACACCAAGCACGGTGCACCTTATGTTGATGATGAGGATGTGCCTGAAGAGCTTCGCTCTACTGCTGCTGAACCCAAAGAGAATGAATGGGATACCGATAGCAAACACTTCAAGCGTTGGGATTGGGTCATGGATGAAATGATCTATGCATTCACCATGAACATTAGCGCGGCCAGTGATGATGAAGATCAAAACTGGCACACACAAATTTATAGCCGCGAACCTAAGGGTTGGAATGATGAAAAGCTTGCAGAAGCTAGAGTGATTCAAAAGCGTATTTCTAATGGCTATCGACTCTTTGGCAAATACTATCAAGGGCTTTGGGACTGATGAAGTGTAACACTTGCAACACTGAATTCAAGGACATTACAGGATATCAACAGGGAGATGGCTGTGCCGCCACTCTCTACAAGGATGGCCAAGACTACTATATCCTTGCACACTATGGTTCTAGATTTGATATGCAGCGTTATGCATTGAAGTCTAGTTCATATGCGCCGATCACCCGGGGCATGTACACCGTCGGCAACATCTGTGATGAGTGTATCAATAAATATATCCTAGATGGGTATACCCATCTAATCGAAGACGGAGTATGGTAATCTTCTAATAAGGAATAGAACTATGGCATATCAGACTATTTCCGAAGACATTATAAGACAAGCAGCAGAACTATCTGGCCCAGATAGCAACTTTCACATAGCACTGAAATGGGCAGAAGACTATAGACAAGCAGGCCTAAACCCTGTATACTATACGGACGAAGACGAACGAATGGTATTTGTTACCACCGAAGAGAAGATGAACGGCGTTAAATTTCATTAAGGAGAGATTATGAATATTCTTGAAACCGCTTTTAGACAGCGTGAGTATGACGGCAAGTGGGAGAAGCTTGCTAAGGTTATGGACTACGATAACAAGTATGTCTATAAGTCGGAGAGTGGGTCGAATGTCGCGTACATTCCGACCAAGTGGATGACTGTCGGTGTGTTCGACTATATGGTGGAGGTAGAGTGATGGCCGCTAATCTTAAGATCATCAAGCTTATCACCGGTGAAGACCTTCTGGCCGAAGTAGAAACCGAAGGTGAAGTGACCACCACTGTCAAGAATCCTGTTCGCATTGTGCTGATGCCAAACAAGGTAGACCCAAAGACGCCGAATGTCGGCTTTGCGCCTTGGATGGAATTCAGTGAAGACAAGACGATTGATATTGACAATTTTCATATCATTGCTAAAATGAACCCCATCAAGGAGTTTGCCAATCATTACAATTCCATGTTTGGCGGGCTTGTTGTACCAACTTCTAGTCTAATTCTACCGGGTCAATAACTAAAATGTCGAGTTTTTACACTAACGTTCAGGTCTACGGTTCTCGTATCCTGTATCGCGGTGTAGAAGATGGAAGAAAAGTCAAGCGCAAGATTGATTATTATCCAACCCTGTATGTTCCCGCAAAAGAGCATACGGGGTTTTCTTCCGTCTCTGGTCTGTCTATGGCTGAAATGAAGCCGGGCAACATCCGCGAAGCAAGAGATTTCGTAGAACAGTATAAAGACGTTGAAAACTTCCGAATTTATGGCAACCAAAAGTATGAGTATGCATTCATCGCAGATCATTTCGCCGATGATGTAGACTGGGACTTGGCCCATATCAATGTGACAAACATCGATATTGAGGTCGGCTCTGAGAATGGCTTTCCTGAACAAGATCGTGCCGATGAGCCAATCACAGCCATCACCTTCAAGAACAATCAAGGTAAGTTTATCGTACTGGGTTGCGGTGAGTTCAATAACACTCGCAGCGATGTGAAGTATATCAAGTGTCGTGATGAGTTTGAACTGATCAAGCGTTTTCTTGATGAGTGGACTTCCGACTATCCTGATATCATCACAGGCTGGAATGTCGAACGTTTCGATATCGTCTATCTTGTAAATCGCATTCGTAAGGTCCTTGGCGAAGAAGCAGCCAAGAGGCTTTCGCCGTGGAATGTTATCAACGAAGGCAAGTCGACCAACAAAGTCGGTAAAGAAGAGACTGTCTATAAGCTTCTTGGTATTGCCACTCTCGACTACATCACCATGTATCGTAAGTTTGCTCCGGGCGGCCAGTCTCAGGAGTCCTATAAGCTTGACGCCATCGCTCATGTAGAGATTGGTGAACGTAAGCTTTCGTATGAAGAGTATGGTAATCTCCACACTCTATACAAGGACAACTATCAGCTATTCATTGAGTATAACATCAAAGACGTTGAGCTTGTTGAACGTATTGATGACAAGCTGAAGTTGATCGAATTGACATTGACTTTGGCTTATGATAGTAAGACCAATCCTGATGACGCATTCTCTCAGGTGCGTATGTGGGATTCCATTGTCTATAATCACCTGCGTAAGAAGAACATGGTGGTTGATCCTATCATTCGTCATGAGAAGGATTCGGCCTACGAGGGCGCGCATGTGAAAGATCCTATTCTAGGCTTCCACAAGTGGGTTGCTTCTTTAGACCTAAATTCGCTCTATCCTTCCCTCATCCGACAGTATAACATATCTCCTGATAAACATGCGACAAAAGAACGCATTATGGATCGTATAAATGAACTTGAGAAAGCACTAAATAGATGTGGATAAGGAGACACATCTATGAGCGAATGTTATGTTTACGGTTTATATGATCCAAACACAAATGAACTTTTTTATGTCGGTAAAGGTACGGGATATAGAGATAGATCACATCTAAAACCATCCATGTGGTCAAATCCAAAAGACACGACAAATCCTTTTCTCTACTATAAGATCAAATCTCTAATGGAAAATAATACTCCGCCCATCATCAAAAGGTTATATGAAAGTGTGACTGAAGAAGAAGCGTATAGACTTGAAAATGAACTTGTGCTAGAATATGGTAGAAGATTTAGCAAAGAGAATGGAAAGCTATTCAATATATCCGAATTTATGGGAGGCAATAAAAAAGGTAAAGAGCTTCCATGGACAGAAGAGAGATTAGCTTCTTGGCAAAAATTTCAAAAAGAAAGACGTAAGTATGATCCTTCATACGAAGAGTTATATGAAGACTATATCACACAAAACTTGAAAAGAACTGAGATTGCCGAAAAGCATAACGTAAGTGAAGTTCTTGTGAAGAAAAGACTTCAACATTTTGGCATCAAAAAACCAAAACATCTTCAATATGGCGATAGCAACAAATGTCTTTGTCTAAATTGTAATAAAGAAATTGAAACTCCCCGATCAGTAAAAAGAAAGTATTGCTCAAAGGTATGTTATCGTGATTATATGGAAAAATGTAAACGAAATGTCTAATGAAGAAATGACTTCACAACTTGAAGATTTGAAGCAGATACTCAATCTATCAAGTAAAGTGAACGTCAATTCTCTTTTACATCAAGAACATAATCTTGATGTTCTTCGCCGTCAAAATCTAACAATGGTACCAAATGGAGAAGTCTTTTCTTGCGATGAAAAAGGATTTCTAGCCGAAATCATGGAGACCATGTACAATGACCGCTCTGCGTACAAGAAGAAGGCTATTGAAGCTAAGAAAGAACTTGAGAAAGAGACCGACCCGGCAAAACGTTATGAGATTGAGAAACGCATTGCGCAATATAACAATCTCCAACTCGCTAAGAAAGTCTCTCTCAACTCAGCTTATGGCGCTCTCGGTAACCAGTATTTCCGATACTTCGATGTTCGTCAGGCTTCAGGCATCACCACGGCCGGTCAGCTATCTATTAGATGGATAGAGAAGAAACTTAACGAGTACCTTAACAGGTTGCTCAAAACACAGGACGAAGATTATGTCATTGCTTCAGATACGGATTCGATTTATCTATCACTTGATAGACTGGTCAGCAAGACTATTGTTGAGCAGAAACCACATGCTAGTACAAGAGAAATCATCGCCTTCATGGATAAGGCGTGTGAAGATAAGATCCAACCGTTTATTGACAAAGCTTATGCTGAACTTGCTGGATATGTTAACGCCTACGACCAACGAATGAAGATGAAGCGCGAAGCTTTGGCTGACAAGGGTATCTGGACAGCCAAGAAGCGTTACATTCTGAATGTCTATAACAACGAAGGCGTTGAGTATGCCAAGCCAAAGGTGAAGGTGATGGGTCTCGAAATGGTCAAATCATCTACTCCATCTTTCTGCCGTGAGAAGCTTTGGGAATCGATTGATGTTATCCTTTCTGGATCAGAACAGGATGTCATTAGCTTCATCGAAGAAACCAAGGAACAGTTCAAGAAGATGGAAGTAGCTGACATTGCCTTCCCGCGCGGTGTGAATGGTCTGGAGAAGTTTAGAGACAAGTCTGGTAAGGCCATCTTTGACAAGGGCTGCCCAATCCATGTTCGTGGTTCATTGATCTACAATCACCTGATCAAGACCAAGAAATTGGATAAGAAATATCCTGTGATCAAGGAAGGCGAGAAGATCAAGTTTATCTATCTCACTGAGCCAAATACCATTCAGTCTAATATCATTTCTTTTCCTCAAGTCATCCCTGATGAGCTTGACATTAAGAAGTATATCGACTATAATACCCAATTCGAGAAGTCTTTCGTGGAACCACTGAAGATCATTCTTGATAGTATTGGTTGGAAAACAGAACACGTTTCGTCATTGGAGGATTTCTTTTCATGAGCCTAAAACAAATGACACGCATCGTCGGCAGCGGTAATCCCAGCCGCGAGAAAGATGATTTCTATGCAACACCTGATTATGCTATCGATGCATTATTGGAACGAGAGACATTCGAGGGTGAGATTTGGGAGCCAGCATGTGGCGATGGCGCAATATGTAAGAGGCTGTTAAGTTGTGGTTACGATAATCTTTACGCTACTGATCTTATTGACCGTGGTTATGGTGCTGCTCATTTTGACTTCCTGAATAGCAACAGGAAGACAGATAACATCATCACCAATCCGCCATTCAAACTTGGAACGAAGTTCACCCTTCATGCGTTGAACTTAGCTTCCAAGAAAGTTGTGATGTTCAACAAGCTAACTTTTCTTGAGGGGAAAGAAAGAAGAGATAGACTTTACAGTTTGAATATGCTAGAATGCTGCTATGTATTTGGTGAGAGAGTTGGATTTAATGGCGGCGGCGGTATGTTAGCATTCGCCTGGTTCGTCTTCAACAAAGAATATAATGGTAAACCTAGACTGGAATGGATATGAATTATCAAGCATGTGATTGTGATCCACTAGAATATTGCGAACATAAGAAAGCAAAATTTGATTTCATTAATGCACAAGAAAAGGCATACCAAGAATGGATTCAAGGAACAAAAAGAGCTATAGAGGAACAGAGAATGGCAACTAGATGTAACTGTGATGCGTCCTGTGGTGAAAACCGATATCATGATGTTGGTTCGGTAGGTTGTCGATTTAGTAGTAAAGCAGAACATGATGCCTACTACGGTATTACGAAGACTGTATTGGAAGAGCCTGAACGAAAGCTTTCTGACAAATATACTAAAGAGGAACATCAACCTATGAAACACATATACGATGAGACTTTAGAAGAGCCTGTGCTTGAATCTGCTACGCGCCCGTGGGGCATTTGGCGTGTTCTAGATGTAGATCAGGGATACAAGGTCAAGCGTCTTGAAATTCTACCTGATGCTGCTATCTCACTTCAATACCACAATCATCGCTCTGAACATTGGACTATCGTACAAGGTTCTGGCAAGGTCATCATCGATGGAAACATCTTCACTGTAGAGAAGGGCGACTCCTTCTATGTGCCTAAGCAGGCCTTACATAAAGTCACGAATACTCACCTGACTGAAACTTTGATCGCAATCGAAGTCCAGATGGGGGAAATCTGTAGTGAGGATGACATTGTGAGGTGTTGATGAACAACATTCAACAGTTGGTTGAAATGTATTGTCGTTGGCGAGGTATACCTGAACCACACTCCAATACTGAAATGCAGAAAGTTCTAACGCGAATGAAAGCGATTGGACTTGTGACCGAAGAGGATATAAAAAAGGAAAAGTGATATGGAACTAAATCTTGAAATGATGATAGGCAAACTGCGATTTGCCGCTCAAGGTCTAGAAGACATTGCTATGATATGTGCGCGTGAACAGAATATAGAAGAAACAATGTCATGGGAACAGAAACAAGCGATTGATTGGGTTGTTGGAGAGATTGAGAAGTTGCAGAAAGTGGCCACTGTATTACTTCCAGATCCATACGATGAAAGACCGGGACCTTACTATTCAAATCAAGATGTGTAAAATCTGTCTTCACTGAAATCTGGAGATGTATTATATGTGGTGAAAAGATAGAAATGCTAAATAGATGTAGGTCGCGGGATTGCCGTCCCCACCCACTCTAACGTTATAAGGGAACGCCAGCATGTCTATTTATCACAATCCAGATGATCCTTTTCTCACTGAAATGAGAGAATGGTTTATCAACAATCCAATCTCAAATGAAGAACTCAAGGCCGAATGTGACGGCATTATTGTTCCTTGGAACAAGGGTAAAGTCGGCTATCAAACTGTATCCGAAGAAACAAAGAAACTCTGGAAAAAGCAGAGAGTTGGTAAAGGCAACAGCATGTATGGCAAACATCACAGTGCTGAGTCCAAACAAAGAATAAGCGAAAGCAAACAAGGTCATCTACCATGGAATACAGGTAAAGTATGGAATGATGACGTTCGTTACAAGATTGGTAAGGATAGAAGGAAGGCCGTATCGTGTGAAGGTGTAATCTATGATTCCCCAAGAACAGCGGCAAAAGCACTGTCTATTACCAGACATGGTGTAATGTATAGGATCAAGTCACGATCCGATTATTTTTACATCTAAATACCACGTCACGGAGATACGTGACATTTCACATAGACATAAAGGAGAAACTTTATATGTCCAATCTATTTAACTCCCTTCTAAAGGAGACTGGCAATGAGTATGCGGGTATCGCGGAAGATGGCGTCGAAGCTGGTGACGTTACTGGTTTTATTGGTACTGGTAGTTACAGTCTCAATGCTCTCTTATCTGGTTCAATTTATGGTGGCCTACCCGCTAACAAAGTCACAGCACTCGCTGGTGAGCCCTCAACCGGCAAGACCTTTTACGCAATCAACATTGTCAGACAGTTCCTCAGGGACAACGCAAACGGATTCGTCTTCTACTTTGAATCAGAATCCGCTATATCTAAGCAAATGCTGGCAGATAGAGGCGTTGACACCAAGCGTGTCGCAGTTGTGCCAGTCGCAACTGTCCAAGAATTCCGCACCCAAGCCGTAAAGATCCTCGACAAGTATATTGAGAGCAAGGACGAGAAAGATCGCCCGCCAATGCTCTTTGTTCTGGACTCACTCGGCAATCTTTCAACTGACAAAGAAATGGCCGATATCGCAGACGGTAAAGACACCCGTGATATGACCCGCGCACAGCTTGTTCGTGGTGCTTTCCGTGTTCTTACTCTAAAGCTTGGTAAGGCCAAGGTCGCACTGATTGTCACGAACCACGTTTATGATGTGGTAGGTTCGTATGTGCCGATGAAGAAGATGGGTGGTGGTTCTGGTCTAGAGTATGCTGCATCTACTATTCTGTTTCTGTCCAAGAAGAAGGACAAAGACAAGGATGGCGGTGTGTCTGGTGCTATCATCACAGCCAATCTCAAGAAGGCTCGTCTCACCATCGAAAACAAGAAAGTCGAAACTCTGCTCGACTATGCTGATGGTCTAGACCCATACTATGGTCTCCTTGATCTGGCCGAGAAGTTTGAAATCTTCAAGAAGGTATCAAACAAGTATGAGATGCCAGATGGCACCAAGGCTTTCGAGTCTGTCATTCTGAAGGATCCTGAAAAGTATTTCACCGAAGAAGTTCTAGCTGCTATCGATGAAAAGTGTAAGGATGAGTTCCTCTACGGCAAGTCCAATGTGGCTAATGACGGAGAAGATGAATGATTTTAGGTATCGATTTCCGTTTTAGCAATGTGTACAATACCGATACTTCTGCAATTGAACTATTGACAGAAGCATATAAAGGTGTTATATTTCGTTTCAAAGATGTTGGCGTCCGTGAGAACCAAGATGGCACAGCAACGCTAAGATTTTCCTACGAGATACTTTCGCCGGGAAAGTTCAAAGAAGAATTGCTCCGCAAGGATGAATACTTTGAACGACACCTAGGCCTTATTCTCAACACATTAATCATAGACATTGCGGAGTTAGATGGTGCAGCTAGAGAAAACGATACTACGGAATTTACTGAAGAATGAAGACTACACTCGTAAAGTTCTTCCGTTCATCAAGGACGAATACTTCACTGTAGAAGAGGATCGGGTTCTCTACAAGGAGATTAAGGAGTTTGTTCTAAAGTACAACAAAGCTCCTACTCTTGATGCATTGCAGATTGAAGTGGATTCTCTGGCCAATCTCAAAGAAGATCAGGTCAAGTCTATCAATTCAACGATCAACGATTTTCGTACCAATAAGGATGATACGAATGTTGATTGGCTGATCGACAGTACCGAAAAGTTCTGTCAGGAGAAGGCTCTGTATCATGCTATCATGACCTCAATCGAAATCATGAACAACAAGAAGGGCGCCCTAACCACGGGCGCCATTCCCTCTATTCTGTCTGATGCTCTGGCCGTATCGTTTGATCCAAATGTTGGTCACGACTATCTTGAGGATTTCGACAAGCGATATGACTACTATCACCGTGTGCTTGAGAAGATTCCGTTTGATCTGGAGTTCTTCAACAAGATCACAAAGAATGGTCTGCCAAAGAAGACGTTGAATATCGCACTTGCTGGTACTGGTGTTGGTAAGTCTCTGTTCATGTGTCATGTGGCCGCTTCTGCTCTAAACCAAGGCAAGAATGTATTGTATATCACTCTTGAGTTGGCTGAAGAAGAAGTCGCAAAGCGTATCGACGCCAATCTCATGAACATCACATTCGAAGACCTGATGGCTCTTCCGAAAGATATGTACGAGAAGAAGGCCGCAGCACTGAAGTCCAAGACAAACGGCAAGCTTATCGTCAAGGAGTATCCGACTGCTGGCGCCGGTTCTATGCATTTCAAGGCTCTACTCAATGAGTTGAACCTAAAGAAATCATTCCAGCCAGATATCATCTTTGTGGACTACCTCAACATCTGTATGTCTTCACGCATCAAGCCGGGTTCAAATGTGAATAGCTAC